ACGGGGGTCATAGTAAGTAACATCTGCACGAGGCCATGCAAGAGCTTGGGAGGAACTAACAGCAGATCCAATCCAAGTATGATCATCAACCAACTGTGTGGCTGTAACCAGTGCTTGTTCTTTGATCTCGTGTCCAGCAGCAAACCAGTTGGCACTGTCAATACGTGTTTCAAAGTATGTATAAGCATCTGCTATTTCTACATAACTGTTTGTATTAAGTACAAGTGCCATTAGTTCCCCCTAATTATTAAGCGTGGAAGATAGGCAGGATGCCCAAGTTCAACGAGTCCATTTTACGCTCCCAAGAAGCAGCTGCGCCCATTGTGGCGTTAGTTGCGAAAGCAGTCTTAGAACCAGCCCAGTTGTAGCCCATTGGGTGGTTAACGTAACCCCAACGATACCAAACGTTAGTCTGACCACCACCAAGGTAGGAAGCAGCAACACGGTCAACTTCAACAGGAGTTGGCAGTGCGAGAGACTGAGCAGCAACAGAACCTGGCTTAACCACGAAAGTACACTTTGAGGATACAGCGTTCAGGTCGCCAGCAGCGAAGCCAGTAATCATCTGGTTTGCACGAGTCATAACAAGACGGAACTTACCACCGAATACGGTCGAGAATTCCATGTTGCCTTCAGTTACAGGAGTATCGTCTACCAAGTTAGCAGCACGCATTTCTGCCATTGTCTCAGGGGACGTGATCAGGTACATGAAGTCTGGCTCATGGTCCTTGAAAGCAGCGCCGACGGAGCGGAACAAACGCTCACCACGAGCAGCACCAATAGCTGTGCTGTCGAACAAACGACGAGCGTCGCCGGAACCAGTAGCAGCATCACCGTGAAGACCAAGGTCGTTAACGTCTACAAAGAAACCAGTTGCAGCAGCGTCTGCGCCTGTGTCGAAGTCGGTGATACCGCCGTTACCAGCAGTTGCAAGATCACCAAGCTCAACTTCAGCCAAAGCAACACCCTTAAGAGTTGCAAGCAGAGCGTCGTGCTCGTCTTGTGCACGGACTTCAGCGAAGTCACGAGCGATCTTTGCAAGACCGTCCTGCTTAGAAACAACTTCCTGCAGGTTGATCTGCTCTGCACCGAAGGTACGAACAGTCTTGATGAACTCAGCCATGTCTGTGGAGATGTCTGTGTAAGTACCAGCTGTGGAAGAAGTCAAGGAAGCAACGTTAACTGTTGCGTTCAGTGGCTTGTGCCAGCGGAACTGACCGTAGTAGTTTTCACCGGAAACGTCGATGCGCTGGTCAGCAGCAACAAGGCCTGTGCCGTTGAGCTTCTTAGCTGTTGTGTAAGCCTCATCGGAGTAAGCAGAAACTGCAAGTGCGATGTTTTGAAAATCTGTGTGAGAAATCATGGTATTATTCCTTTATACCTTAATAGTAATTTAATTTATTTGGTTAAAAACCGAACTGGCCTAGTTTACCTTTACGAGCCATGTCCAGAACTTCACTAGTTGTCATTTCGCTGATAGACTTCTTTTGAGTCGTATCTGAAACGCCAGCTGGGGAAGAAGTACCTGCACCAGTGTTAGACTTAACACGGAACAAGAATGAGTTGTCTTCGGATTTAGCATAAGCTTCTACGAAGTCACGAATATTTGTACCAGAGTTGTGGACCCACTGTCCATTCTCATCCTGAATTAGTTGATCAACAATTTCCCGACGAGCCATGTCGCGGGATTTATCATTGCGGAATTCCATTGATGTCAAAGCATCGTTAAGCACGCTATCACGCTTCAAGGCTACGGTTTCTTTTTCGTAGACTTCAATCTTAGCACGAGCTTCTGCTAGCTCCATTTCTAGAGCCTCTTGCATTTTGCCTTCTTCTTTCATTCGGGCAATTGCTTCTGTTTTGACCTTGGATTCCATTTCAGCTTTCATTTTGAGAGCATCATCACGCTCTTTTGACATTCGATCCATGTTAGCTTTCATTTTAGCTAGGCGCTCCTCAACGAGGGACTCCACTGGATCGGCGTCTTCTTCTGTCGCTTCTGTGGACTCATCAACAACAGGGGTTTCTTCTACCTCTACTGCTGTTTCTGTTACTTCTTCTTCGTTTACTTTTGTATCTTCGCTCATGATATATCCTTCTCAGTCACAGACTGGATTAATTGGTTTTTAAGCTACTGCATTACAAATACAGGCCATCGTGGTTATAGAGTTTGAAGACTATTCCAATCTCACAAGCACAGCTTGCTTTGATCTTCCTTGCCTAGTTTATATGGAACTTACGGTCCTATACCATAGAAATCGAAGCCTTCTTTCAAAGGCGCTATGACTTCTGCTGGTGTAATTTTGTTGGTTGGATCAATCAAACCATCAGCAACCGCTCGTCTCAAATATCGTTGGTATGTCTGATAAGACATCCCTGACTCTCGCATAGCACGAAGAGTCTGTTTAATCGTACCCTGAGCCAATGCATTAGCATAGATTTGTCTCAGAGCTGATTTAGCGTTAACCGCTTCACCTAAGTTTGTAAAGAAAGCATCGTGGATAGTTCCAGTGTCGATGTTATTCTTCCGCCCCCATAGGTGGAATTGTCTAACGATAGCCGCATCATTGCTGTGGTTACCGTTAACACCTAGCCCAATAGACGCATCTTGAATGGACTGTGGTGATACCAGCTTCCCGTTTATCACGGGTGCTTCGTAAATGTTGAATACCTTTTGACCCGTAATCGGATCAGTAAAGTCTACTCGTACCTGTTCTTTAACACGATACCGTTGCATCATTAGCTTACCATCGAAGGTAACCCAAGGGATGTCAACTTGACCGGACTCTTTAACAAAGTCTTTTGCAATATCTTTCCAGAAATTAATAAACTTACCAGTTACAGGAACTTCCTCGGTGAGGTGCCGTGACATAATACTAGAGACCTTCTCAAACAAACGGGTACCAATCAAGTCCCCGGTTTCGTCTGTGAGTTTCGCTAGGAATGTATGCATCTCTTCTGAGTTTCTTAATCCATCTTTGAATTCTGCTCTCGCAGTATTGTAGAGGGACTCTGTTATAGATGTACCTTGCCTAGAGGAAAGTACAATATCTCTTTTTAGATCTCGTAGCTCGTCAATACGTGCCCAGTTCTTTCTATCCATCTCGAAGCTAATCTTAGCATCAATGGATTTCTTGAACACATCAACTTCCTTTGCTGAGATAGTTATCTTACCCTTTTTGGCAAGAGCCTTAGCAAATTGGTTAGCGACATTGTTTGCCTTAGTAGCGTCCCCAGCACCATAGAATGTTACCATGTTCTGGTTCTTTGCTGCCTTCATCAAGTCTGTCCAGTCTAGGTCAAGATCTTGTAGTTCAGGGATAGCAAGGAATTCTGGATCGTTTACAGTTCTTTTAGCAATCTCATCGTATAGACGTTGTTTCTTAGTTGTTTGTAGAACGTTGGATAGTTCTGCAGCAGCTCGGTCTCCAGTGGACAACGAGATAATCTGAGCACCAGAAGAACTAGCATCATTCTCAATCATCATCTTTGTCTTGTACTGTGACAAAATCTTCAAGTCAGCAGGATTCCAACGGGTCTTATCTGTAAAGACTCGACCATTCATGTGGTTATGGATGCGAGTATACTCAAGAGCCAGCCTAGCTAGCTTACCTACTTCCTTCTCATCAGTTGCCTGAACAAGTGGGTTAGATAGGAAATCTTTGATACGTCGATCTGGTTGTGTCTTACTAAGCATAGCCTCGCCGATGGCCAGTAGATTCTCTTTGTTATCATCAAAAGCCTTTAAACGACCTTTGACAGTAAGTGTATTGAGAGGGCTACCAACAAGCGCACCGATCTGTGTTTGAAGTTCTTCAACAGCATCTGGGGTAATTCCTACTGCCCTGTTGGTGTTAAGAAACGGACGAACTGCTTCTCCCTTAGTAGGTGTCAGAAGTCCACGATGATAAACACGACCACGGAAGTCAATAGAAGCATCTACTGAGAAAGCTTGGTTACGCTGACGGTGATACTTGGCTGTTGCCAAAACACCCCGACCATCATTACCTCGGGACATGAAAAGTTTCTTCATCCCGTTAAGCTCA